CTATGTCATACTCCTTATCAGCAATAGAAAAATTTGTGATTAAAGCATCATTTAATTTCATAGACATAATTTTTACCTAGCTATTTCTTTTTATTCTTTTTGCGTTTTTTGTTGTTCTTGATTGGAGTGACTTTCCCCTTGTTTAAATAGTGACTAGCACGCTCTTTCACTACCCCTTTGTGTTGCTCAGCAACTTCTTTTAACTTGTCATACAACATGATTGAGGCTTGTTCTAGAGCGTTTTTTAGAGCGTGATAATCTGGATATACAGAATACAACTTGTCAAATGTACCGTCGCCAAAAACAAGATCATATTGAATCTCAAGCTGTTTCTTCTCCAATTCAATAGCCCCAGCAACTACTTCTTTAGTTACTCCATCACGCTCAATTTTGTTATCAATATTTGCAGTTACCACATTCAATTCATATTGGACAAGACGACGTTGAAGTTCTTCTTCCAGGTCATAAAAGCGCATTAAGCTCTCTTGACTTGTATCAAACCATAGCTCTACTTCTCCGATTTTAACGGGGAAACCAGTACGTTTTAGTTCAATCTGAATATCTGTCATGTTTCTACTCCTTTTCCTGTTGTTAAAAAGGGCAAGGCTCAATGCCCGCCCTTATCAAAAGCTATTACCCAATACCAGTTTCTTTGGGCGTTGAGTTAAACGAAAGTTTGCATCCAAATGCTTCAAAGTCAGAGGCAGCACCAGAACCTGCTTTGATTTCTGTTGCAGTTGCAGCTCCCACCCATTGTTTTTTCTTGTCAGAAGATACAACTTTGTGCCATAGCTTACGGTCATCTCCTGTCTTGTACTTCATGCTAGCAATAAGAGCCTGTGCCTTATCTTCTGGATCATAAGTACCCTCAAAGGTATAAGCACCTTTTACACTGACTACCGTTGTTTCTTCAACTCCATCACCGTCATAGTATGCTTGATCATCTGTTTTCTCATCTGTATCATCTGATACGTCTGAGATCCATTTAGCAAGTTCCAACCATGCATCTTGTGTTGATGGTTCAGTTCCTCCATTGTATGGAGCTACAAAATGGCCACGTAGGGCGTTTTTTTGTCTTGTCATTGTTTGTTCCTTTCTATTACGATTTTCGCCACAATTTCAATTGTGTAATAATAATAGCCTTGCTCATCCTTACCTTTCATGGCAGGACGACTGACTTCCATTCCCATATATTCATAAGAATTATTGTCACTTGGCAAAACTAAGTCTATCTTTGCTAGTTCTGAGGTGACTAACCAAATAGTGTCATTAGCTACCGAGTTCTTTTTTGCCTTTACAGCAATTTCAAACGGCAAAGAAATCTCTTGTGTGCCATCCATATACTCTCTGTCCACTTTCCCGCCTGGAATCTGATTGATAACTAGGTCATCTTTGTCATCCTCAAAATAATCAAAGCGTGGTTGAATTGGTAAATTTAAAGTCTTGATATGATTTAAAAGTACATTTTGAAAGTCATTCTCTCGCATCAAAGCCCCATTCCTTTCACAAAAGTCCTAGCCCATTCTTCAGCATGTTTACTAGTAGCAACTTGATCCCATCGTTTTCCTGTCCCTGGAGTGGTATATCTCCTAAAAGTGACGATACCATTTGAACCGTAAAATTGTGCCCTAGCGTAAACTGTGCCATAAACAACAACATCACCCTGTCCAATGATTCGGCCAGAAGCTCTTAAATCTCCTCCTCGTAAGGGGATATATTGCTCATTGTCTAGCAAGATTTGGCTAGTGACTGCAATCTTTCCTCTTGTCAGGGATTCGCTCGAAAGTTTCTGTTTAGCTTTCTGCAAGTCAACTTTAATGGCAATACTCATTAGATCACCTCAATTTCTTGACTGAATATCTCACCATCATAATAGTTAGTTTGAAATCCATTAATTGTGTAATCTCCTATCCCATCGTTTACTTTTGCACCCATCCAACTGTTATCAACTGTCACAAAAGATAGTGAGGGATAGAGGTAAATAACCCCTTGTTTTTGCCTTGATTTTGAATTTCCTGTACCAGTTTTTGAGTTACGATTACCAGATCCCCCCACTGATCTATCAAAACGTACATTTTTAATAGTCAACGGCTCTGAATATACTTCATCCCCATAATCATTTTTGTCAGTTACTTTCTTTATGGTTATGACATCCTTTAACAAACGCTTGTCAATCCCTTTTAATAGTCGCTTATCGATCATATACAACCCCAACAACTAGGCTAAAGCCGGCTTGTCTCAAAGCATTTTCAGCATCCATAGACAAATTAAATTGCTGACCTGCTGAGGTGCTATGTGAGGTGCTATAAGAGATTGATGTACGGCCAATAGAAACGCTATTGGCTAGCTGTTTGTCATCCGCTGACATAATGCCGGAGGCATCGAGATAGGCGATTTGAAAAGCCATAGCAAGCTTAACAGCATTTTTCCGATAGGCAATTTCTTTTTCAAAGTCAATGCCTTTCTGATAAATACCGTTAGTGTATAGGTCAATCGCTATCTTTGCCCGTTTTGCCAATTTTTCAAAGTCTGTAACTTCATCAAAATCTAACTCATCGAACTCCTTTTGTGTCAAATAAGTCATGCGTAACCTCCCTTAAAAATAAAGGGTGTTGCCACCCCCTATTTAATCTTCAACAGTTGCCTGAGATGCATCTTCTACAGATGGGGCATCTTCTGGTTCAAGCGTTCCATTTTTGTCAACAAGTTCTAAAACATTTTTCACATCTGGAAAAGCATTTTTTAGTTTCTTGTTGACTTCTTTAGCATAATTTTCATCAAGTTCAATGATGTCATCGACAATCACATCCATGTTGAGTTGCTCCTATACAATAGTTCCTGTAACTTTGTAAATTGCTTTCTTGTTGTCATCAAGAGTGTAAGTACCGCCCTTGGCAGCAGCTTGCAATTTCACACCATCAAAGTTTTCAGTCTCAATAACACGGGCTGTTGAGATACCAACAAACGGAATGACAATACCGTTTGGTGAGAAGATAGCGATAACTCCTGTCTCAAAGTATTGTGCTGGCGTTTCTTCTAAGGTAAAGCCCTTATATTTTGGTAGCCCGTTTTCATCAAGGGAGATAGTTGCCCCTTTGGCGCTTGTAACTGATGCCATATCTACGATGGCGTTGTAAAGTTCAGAACGCAAGTAAACAGTAACTGGCGCTGTAACTTCGTTGTTTGTGTAATAAGCTGACAACTTATTAAACAAAGCTTTTACTTTGTCATCTGTGAAATCAGCAAGGGCTTCCGCCTTAGCAGCGTTGTCAGACAAGTATTTACCAATTCGCTTGTTCATTGTTCGAGTTTGTGCCTCGGATTGCAACTTCAAGCGGTCGGCAACAGCAGCGTTAAGATCATTGTTTACTGTGTAACGGTCAAGCCCCTCATGGATTGTAAGGGTATAGTCATAGTTGACATCTGTATTTTCATATTTAACTTCTGTCAAAGGACCAAAGCGTGACTGAGCCCCTGAGTTATCACCAAAATCACCATCATTTGCACCGGTTTTGTACTCACCGATTACAACTGGTGTGTTGTTTGTTTTAACTGAGAAAGCCGTAGAGTTTTCTTGTACCCCATCCAAAATCTGAATAGGTGCTAGAGCGTTTGAAAATGCTGCCCGCACTCCAAAAACTGTCTCAAGAATGCCCGCATATTGTTTCTCATAGCGGCGCACTGCGTTGTTTTGATTACTTGGCATTTGTAATCTCCTTTCTGTTATTTGCCATACCCGTCAATAATCGCTTGGAACGGATCAACATCACTTGTACCCTCTCCTGCCGGATTACCTTGAGGTAAAATATTGGGGCTAGGCTTACTTTCTTCAGCTTTGAACAGATATGGATCACTTTCTTTTAAACCGTTGATTACTTCATCAATCTGAGGTTTCCCGTTATCGTCTAACTGGATAGCATCAACATCAATGAATTTCATCAATTTGTCTGGATTGAAAGCATTTGTATCTTTCAGAGCTAGACTGATAGCACTAACCTTTTTTGTTTGTGCAAGTTCAGCTGCAGCTTCGTTTTTATACTTGTCATATTCAGCTTGCAATTTATCAATCGCATCTTTTTGTTCAGCGCTGATATTCTCAAGTGATTTCAAGTGTTCAACTTGCTCCTCTGCTTTTTGCAATTGTGATTCGAGACTATCTCGCTCTTGTGTGATAGTTTCTAAGGCTGATTTGTCCTCATTCAGCTCTTTTCCTCGCAAAGCAAAGACTGACTTAGCCTGTTCTTCTGTCAACCCAAGATTGAGTAGTTCTTCAGTTGTAAATGCCATTTGTACCCTCCTAGTTCTTTTTTAGGTGGATAACTCCCACCTCAAGCAAAATATTATTTACTCTCTCAATATACCTTTGATGGATAGGGATTTTTTACGGTTTTAGACACAAAAAAAGGACTTGTGAAACACAAATCCTTTATGAAATATATAATTTCTCTCGTCTGTAATCTCTTGTTAAGAAATCATGCTGATTTATCAAGTTACGGATCTTAGTTTGATACCCTCTAACTTTCAAACGCTCAGCTTGTATCATCTTGTCATCTTGCAAGGTATGAGCATAATGCAAGCGCTCTTTATGTGTCTTGATAAGTCTCTCAAGGCCTCTTTGGCCTGCTTCAATGCGTGCATTTTCTTCAGCTTGTTCTGGTGTCAAGTTCTTCAGATAGTCTGGTAAATTCGGTAACTCATGAATCCCAACAATAAACGGTGTCAGATAATGGCCACAATGGATTCCTAAACATCCTGCTGCTGTTCCGTAACCATAATCTAACAAAGAATAGATAGTTATCCCATCTATTTCCCTACCAGCCCCTTTGGTAACTATCTGCCCTTGTAATGGGCTGCAAGCAGGTCTAGCCATTGCTTTCATTGAGTAGTAAAAAGTATCTATTCCTAACTCTTCAGCTGGTCTAGTACGCATTTCGTTATAAACTTTGTATGTTGTGCTCTTGATAATAGCCCTCGCATAGCTATCAGCTTTCCAATGCCTCCCACCTTTATCGACAAAGCCCGTAAAAGCGTTCTTGTGCCATTTCATGATGGTATCATGTAATGCTCTATCACTTGTTTTAGTTCCTGCAACTACCTGTGCGACTGTTTCCTCAACGATCGCCTTATATGCCACTTGTAAGCTCTTTGGCAAAGTTGTGTTGATAAGGTTTAAATCGCTAACTGCTTGCCTCGAATAAGCCTCTAAACTGTCTGTTACGCCATTTGAAATCTCTCCCTTAGGTATTTTATTCAAATCTTCTTCAAGTTGTTGTCTAGTATCTGTATAGACTTTCAGACCCTCATTCTCAATTACATCACGCAACAATCTTTCAGCAATTCCTGTACGCTCTGAGATAAGCTTTAGATTCTGTTCGTTGAGCATGTGCATATCATTTAGTTTCTCTAATTGCCAGATATAAGGGTTTCTCATTAAGTCAATAGAACCACGCTCTTTTAAGCGTTTAATCATACGATCAAAGAGATCAATCTGTAATTTTTCGTAAATATCCCCAACGCCTTGCATTTGCAAAGGAAATTGTTGGTCGTTAAACGTGAGCTGTTTTCTCTTTTTTTTCATTCAAAAGTCCTCTCTTGAAAGAAAACTGGCCAATTGACCAGCTTATTCTTCTAATTCGTATTCTAGTTCAGAAACATCCTTAATTAGTTTTTTAATAACTGAAGAGGCATCTAGTCTCCCGCTCCCTCTAATTATTAAACCTAGTTTTATTGTTGGCGTATCTTCAATGCTTGCTGAGTAGTCAACACTAGTAACTCCGAATTTAACCTTTGTCATCTTCTTCCTCCTCGTTTTGGTCGTGCATGCCATAAATAGCAAGCTCGGCATCATTCATAGGTGGCAACTCACTATTGATATCATTGAGTTCTTTTTCTGCTTCAACATCAGAAATATTTAATGTCTTACCAATTGCCCGTTTTTTGGTTGAGAATCCTGCAGCTACCATTTTAGCCCAATAATCAAGTTCTACATGGCGGTCAGTAAAGACTCCGTCATCAAGATTGACAGAAATATCTTTCTGTTCCGGGATTTCTCCATTATACAATCCAACAGCCTTACCGAGCTCACACATTGAAACACAAAGCTCCTTGATAGATTGTTGAACAAGTGCCACAATACTATTTCGCATCTGATAAGTGTCTGAGTTCTCACTTACAATCTCTGTTGCTGTTTTCATCCCTTGGGCATCGAATGTAAACATGCCACTCGATACACCAATCTGCATTTCAAAGAGTTTCAAGCCCTCTGAAATCGCCAAAATATAATCATTTGCTCGAATTGGTGAGGTAAGGTCTGTAATGCCCCCGGCATCCATGCTAGAGCCGCCAATTTGCATATAAACATTCTGCTCAACATCAAACCGTGGTCTAAAATCTATTGTTCCATCTGGACGTTGATATTGTCTTTGTGTTAGATGTTCGGGCACAATAACTCGTCTTTGTCCCATCCTCACTTCCCACATAAATTCATCGTAAGAACGATTGATAAAATCAATAGTTGTCTTTGCATTATCAAAGATAGATAATCCAAGAGGGCTATTAATATCTTTATTGTTCATGCCTGGAGTTTTTAGATAAGTAAACAGCGGTCTTGATAGATTCTCAAAGACTGTTACAGGCTCTAAATTCTTGTACTTATCCAGCTCACTCAAGTTCACACGTTGACCAAGCACATCGTTCACATCCGATCTGTATAGCTCATTTGTAATGCGATAATACTTCTTATCGTTTGTACTACCTGTTTCTTGTCCGTCTGCTGTCACCCACTCGTGAAACTCAACAAGTGTATAATAAACGTTCTTACGTCCTTCAGATTTAATAGTCTTAGTAAGGATTGCAGCACTTGAAACATCTTGTGTGTTGCTTTCTAGTGGAAAGAACACAGGCGCTTGAATAAATGCCACTCTGACCTTATCCCCGTCAATATAAGGGCGCATAGCTAGGCCACCTAAAGCTAAACAACTCTCTAGATACCGCTCAAAATTCTTA